AGAAAGAACAGGATTTGTTACATCGTTGCCAAGAATTTGATGAACATTTCTTGCATGAAGCATCTTTGCTCCATGTTTTAAAAACTTCCAGGAAGGATGAAACTTTTCAGCAATTTCATATGCCTCCTGTTGTGCCTCATATCTTTTTGGAATAATCCAGCTTCTATTGGATTCCTCAAATTTCTTCCAAGGTAAATATATTTCTGACCTATCTTGTATTAAACTTCTATTTGGGTCAGCCAAACACAGTCCTTGTTCAAATGATTGATCTGCGCCGGGTGCCCCTCCACTTCTTAATGTATAGCCACGATGAAATAGCCTATTTGCGGACCATCTCATCATTTCCTTTATGTCCTCTGGTGTTTCCCTACTGCCAATTCCGGTATATATTTTATTTTTCATATTTCTATCTATGACTTCCCTTTGGGTATGGCTTTTTATAAGATCCTGGACGTTTAAATCCATCTGGAAACTTTGAATCATCCCATGATTTTTGTCTTTTTTTTAGGCGCAAAGATGTTTTTCTATATTTCATTGAGTATATCCTTTAACTTCCATGGTTTGTATTCCCTTACTTCAGCAGACATATTTATATGTTTATCAGAAAGATGATCAAAATCATAGTCAAGAACATGGTAATTGTTATGAATATGACCATGAATATTTAAATCCCAATCTTCAGGAGGCTGTGGTTCATGTGAAAAACATATTTTGGTTTGTCCTATTTCAGTAACAAAGGATTCTTCTAATAATTTATAATCATATAGGGCATATGAATATGACTGATATATATCGTGGTTTCCTCTTATCAAGAATTTTTTTCCAGGTCTTTGTGAGGAAAATTTATGCCAAATATCTCTTGATGGGCCAAACCATATTGCTAAGTCACCAAGATGCAAAACTGTATCATTTTTATCAATTAATTTATCCCAATTATTTGCTATTTTTTCATTAAAATTTAATGGACGGCCACAAAGTTTAACCATGTTCATGTGCCCAAAATGTGTATCTGAAATAATCCAAGTATCAAGATTGATATTAATTTATTTCTCCAGTGGCTCTATTAACAAATGAATATGAATCAATCCATGGTCCAAATGTCATTGTTTTCATTTTCCAAAGGAGATCAACTTCTCCTGTTTGTCCGTCCCTGTTCTTTAGAAGTCTAACCTTCATTTGATTATTTTCCTTCATTTCATCATCAGAATGAAGTCCAAGAATAATATCTGAATCATTGACAATACTCTGAGAGAATGCAACATTATCCATTTGGGCGCCAGTCTGATAGGATGATCTATTCGTCTGGGCAACACCTATTATTGGTATCTTAAGAGTCCTTGCTGTCTGTTTTAACGACTTGGTTAAGTATACCATTTTTTCCCACATCTGTCCGCCCACACTTCTTTGTGTATCCATCAAGGATATGTAGTCAATACACAAAATGTCTGGTTGATATCTGGTTAACTCCGCAAACACGCGATCAACGGTACAGCCACGAACATCATCCATTATCAGAATGTCGTTTGGATTATTTCTTACCTCTACAGCCTTTTCCTTCCATTTAACAATATCTTCCTCGTGAAGTGTTTGTCTTTTAAGGCGATGATATTCAAATTGCATCATCATTGTATCCCATTTTCTTAGAAGGGCATTTGCCTCCATCTCCAATGAGATATACATTGGCGTCTTCCCTTGCTGATAGGCATTGAACAATATCCATTGTGCCAATGTACTCTTACCAACCCCTGTGTACCCGGTAATTGTTACATATTCATGTGGTTGTATTCCCGCCGTTACAAAATCAAAATCAGGAATCCCCATTTCAATTCCATCTGAGTAATCATCTCCTGCTTCATACCTTAAAATTCTGTCATCCATATGAGAAAATTTACTCATTTGTTGTGACGGAACTATTTGAGCCAGTTCTCTACTCTTCTCAAGGAAGAGGGAGTCAATGTCTCCAACTAATTCAGGATTATTGGCGGCATCAGCAAGGTCATAAAGAGCAGCCTTTGCATATCTTTTTTTGACAACCTTCAAGAATTCGTCTTTAAGATATTCAATAGAATTACTATTTATTTCAAAAAGATGATCAGGAAATTTTAATTTTAGTGTTTCAATTGAAGGTGAGGTTTTATATGTCTTAAAATATTCAGCCATATAAGAAAAAATAAGCCTATGCTTATCATTTTCCTCATCAAAATGTTCTTCTCTTATTCCAGACAACAACAAAGGTTCAATATTGCAAGTTGTTGCTACTTTATTTATTAATAATCTTTCATAGTCCACTATTTTTCTTCCTTTAAACCATTAATAAATAATGGTAGTTTGAATTCTCTAAATATATCTAAACCATTTTCATTTCTATAATGATTTCCAACGTGTAGTTCTTCAACATGTGCATTTATTAGTGCAATTGCACATAATTCACACGGGGCTACTGTTGTATAGGCAACACGAGGCCCGGAAAAATCAGACTTAATAACAGCATTTATTTCGGCGTGGATACATCCGCAAACACCCTCGCCCTCCCTTGCACAACTGTTTCTTCCTCCCTTTGGACCTCCGTTCCATCCTATGGAAATCTTTTCCTTGTACTGGTCTGTAATGACACAACCAACTTGTAGTCTAGCACAAGTGCTGCGTTGTGCGACAAGACTAGCTATCTCCATGAAGGTTTCATCCTTAGAGGGACGCGGTTCTTTTACATAACCAGTTGCAAACAATTTCTCAGATGTGACCTTCAAAAATTGAACGTACCAGGGCCAAGTCGTATATTCAAAGTATGCCATTTTTTAAAAAAAATCTCCTCATATATAAAGCTCCCTCGCTTTGCTCGGTCGCTTTATATTTTCTTCTTTTACTCTCTTTTCTTAAAAGGCTAAAGAGATTATAGCAAGTCGTGGTTTTGAAAAGGAGGTATGTTTATTAATGTTGTGTTAAGATTGTGTTAAGAATCTTAACAAAGATAACCTAAAAACTATGTCTACTTACAGTTTAATTTTCTCCTGAAATGATATTTTATAGGTATGGGAAGAATGTATAACATTTCAGATGAAGAAAGAGAAAGAAGAAGACAAAATGCTCTCTCCTTGAAGGCACAAGGAAGGATTGGGCCACAGTTTGGAAAATTAGGTGGTCGGCCTAAAACACCAAGAGCCTCTGTAATAATAGCTGAAAAGGTTTCCCAGGAGGGGACAAGAATTTATGAACGTCTAATGAATGTTGTTGAAAGTGGAATGGATGCAAATTCCATTAGAGCGGCTCAAACTCTTTTGAAGGTTGAGGAACAAGAAAGACAGATTGAGGAAAAGGAGGTTGTAAATCTTGAACAAGCAAAAAGAAATGAATTACTCGCAATCGTTGCAGAAGGACTCAGGGAACTCCAAGACTCTGGAATCACCCTTGATGGATGGTCTGTCGAGCTTATCGACAGTGAGCCTTCGGGAGATGGCGAGAGCACTTCAGGCAATACAAAGGCAATCGAAAGAGAAGGGACCAACAACTGACGACGAACTTCACGCCTGGATTCTAAAGAATCTAAAGATGAACATCCCTAGAGTTTCCGTTTGTGATGATCATCAGGCGCCTTTTAACTTTATAGCTGATTTGTATTTTGAAAGAGTTACCTCTGCCGTTGCCATGGCTAATCGTGGCGGTTCAAAAACCATGAGCAGCGCCATTTTACATCTATTAAACAGTTTGTATAAGCCAGGATGTGAAAGTCTGACTGTAGGGGCTATTGAGGCTCAGTCCAAGAGGGCATATGAAAATCTTAAGAAACTTCTTATTCAACATGGAGGAAAAGGGGTATTCGAACCAAAGGATCATCCTGAGATAGTTAGATCCATTGAATCGGAAACAAGATTTAAAAACAACTCCCTTGTGGAAATTGTTCCAGGAACAATGGCGGCTGTTTCCGGCCCTCACAATCAAAAGGTTCATGCGGATGAGCAGGATCAGATGGCTCCTGATGTTTGGCAACAAAGCCGCCATGTATCCCAAAGTAAAACAATTCTCAATGATGATGGAACGGAAACCGTTATCAAGGCTCAGGATTGGGTTACATCAACAAGGCAGCGTCCCTATGGACCAATGCAAAAACTTATTGATGAGGTTTTGGAAGCAGAAAGAAACGGCCACAAACCACCTTGGAACTTGTATGTTTGGTGTGTCTATGAAACAGCAAAGCCGGTTGCAAATTGTATGATTGCAAATCCAAATCTTTCCGAGGAAAAGCATTGTGGATGTGACAAGATTGTTAAAGGGAAATGGGAGGATGGAAGTCCGAGAAGGTTTTCTGATTGTTGTAAGGGAAAACTTGCAAAGAGTCAAGGGTTTGTTGAACTGGATAATATCCACAAGAGATTTCAATCATCCGATCAGTCGGAGTGGGAGGCACAACAGGAGTGTTCAAAGCCAGAAGTTGGCGGAATGGTGTTTAAAACATGGGAAAAGAAACGTTATGGAATAAAATGGTGGAGTCCTGATCCGGATCTAGGTCCAATATATCAGGGTGTGGACTTTGGCGGGGGGACATCTCCTGCTGCGGTGAACTGGTATCAGGTTATCAATAGAGATATAGCGTGGTGGGGAATTGATCAGTCTCGCGCCGATGAACCACAAAAAATTCTTAAGGCTGGAACAAGAATATGCTTTGATGAAATATACATAGCTGAAATTGGAAACAATGAACTTGGTTTGAGAGTTAAGGAAAGAGAAAATGAATATAAAAAGATATATTCAAAATTTCATGTAGAAAGAAGATTCGTTGACCCTGCAAACAAGGCTTCAAGACATGACTGGAACGCCATGGGTTTAAAAACACAATTTCTTTGCACAAGGGACATTAAGGAACAAATCAGAACATGTAATACGATTCTTAAGGACGATGCCTTCGCCTATGATGACACAAAATGCAAGATGTTCACCCTGGAGGCTGATTCATATCATTATCCGGAAAAGAAACCAACTGCGGAATATGATCCAGAAATCCCCATTGACGATTTCAATCATTGTTTAGATTTTAATACATTGGTTCAAACCAGAGGAGGTATTTTGAAAGCCGGAGAGCTTGAAAATATCACAGTAGATGTTCTTACACAGGATGGGACATATAAACCAGCATTTTGGAAGTCATATGGGAAGGCAGAATTGTATGAAGTAGAGTTTGAAAATGGAGAAAAAGTCAGAGCAACAGAAAATCATAGATGGCCCATTTTAAATAAAAATAAGATTGAAAGTTTTATTCCAACAATTGATATTAAAGGTAAGATTATACCTTATCAGGCAGCAAGGTGGGAGATAAAGGATGCTGCCTCATTCCAAGACGGATGTAGACATGGAATGATATTTGGAGATGGAACTATTGGAAACTTATCTAGTGGATATAGTTACTCTTGGATGAATCAATATGGGGAAGAAATGTGTGAAGTGACAGAAAGAATTTTTGGAAAAGAAAACATTTCAAAAAGAATTCCAAGCGTTCATCTTGATGTAAAAATAAGAACAAAATGTTTTCCATACGAATATAAATTATTACCTAATTTAAATGAAGATCCGGATTATTTAAGAGGATTTATAGCTGGCTTGATTGCCTCAGACGGTTGCGTTTCCTCTTCAGGTGCTTGTACTATTTCTCAAACAGAAAATATTGATGAAATAATTGATATTTGCAGAAGAGTTGGAATAGTTGTTACCTCTAAAAGAGAAATCAAAACATATTCAGGACAATATTCCGGAGCCAGAAAAAATTATATAATTCATATATCTAGATTTTCATTGGATGATGACTTACTTCTTAAACCCTCTCATAAGTCCAGAAGAAAAAATGCGAAGATAAGATCTGGAGTAAAGGTTGTTTCTGTGACAAAATTAGAAAAAATTGAAGAAGTATATTGTTGTGAAGAATTAGAAACAGGAACGTTTACTCTTGGAAATGGAATTTTAACCGGGAACTCAATGTCAAACTTTAGATATGTAATGGAAAATCTAAAGTATTTAGAAAGACGAGGATCAATCATAGGGAAAATACCAACATTTGGAGATAGAATCTATAGAACAGCAAGAGGAAAATCTCCAATAAAATCCTCTGCATCCAGGTATATGCCAAGAAATAATAATTAAACATGACAAATAAACCCCCTGACAATTTAGTTTTAGGAACTATGGCACATTTTGCTGAACGAAATGGCGATGTCGCCAACCAATATAAAAAGAGATTGTCCCAGGATAGAAGACCCACAACAAGATCTTCGACAGAGGGTTGGGTTAATTGGGATGGAGCCTCTGAGGTTTTGGGACAGCCATATAATGTTTCCCAAATACCTCTTTCAAAGCTTGAGCAAATGCAGAGAGATCCAATGCTTTCCTTTGGATTGATGTTTGTGAAGGTTCCCTTAATTCGTGCCCCATGGTATATAAAAAGTTCGGACGCACAAAGGGCCGCATTTGTTGACAATGCTCTGAGAAAAATATATGGAAGATTGATTCTTGCTTATTCAAACTCTCTCGCCTTTGGATTTTCCGGTATTGTAAAAAGATTTGAATATGACATTCCCGATTGGACATACATAGACAAGGATAACCCTGACGGAACCGAGTCAAGAGTTTGGGAAAATGACAATGTAAAAGCCTTGATTTGGAAGCCATTTTTGGCTCTTAACCCTCGCTACACCGTGCCCCATTGGAATTCCAGAGGTGAATTTGCTGGAATAGATTATAATACTATATCCACCAGTTCAGTATTTTCATTTTTCAATAGCAATAAAAACTCAGGTCGGGCGGCAGATATCCCTCTTGACTGGTCGCTTTGGGCCACCAATGAAAAGGATTCCGTTTATGGATCTCTGTGGGGGTATCCAAGACTAGGGTATTCCTTCCGTTACTGGTGGAGTTATTGGTATTTGTTCTCCCTTTCAGATAGGGCATTTGAAAGATGGGCAGATCCACCAACTATTGTTTATCATCCCTCTGATACTGGAATAGATGATGAAGGTAATGAAGTTGATTATTCCACCGAGGGGCTAAATGTGGCGGAAAAATTTAGATCTGGCGCCAACATTTCACTCCCTGGATCTGCCATAACAAGTGGTCTTGATGACAAGGCTTCGAATATGAGGGAATGGGAGATTAATCAGATTAAATCCGAAGTTAATTTCAACGCCATGGATTCCTGGTTCAAGTACCTTGATGTTCAAAAGCTTCGTTCATTAATGGTTCCGGAACAATCATTGATGGAGGGACAGGGTGGAAGCTCCTCAAGGAATGTTGCTGAACAATTTGGGGATGTTTTTCAGGAGTCACAAGTTGTAGTAATGCAGGAAATTGACGACATGATAAATCGCTATATGATTCCTCAATTGCTTGAGGCCAACTTTGGTCCTGGTGGCCCGTCTTGCACAAAGATAACAACAGGGTTTGATCCTTCGGACATAGAAACCATGAGAACAATAGTTGGCGCCTTTGCAAATAAGGATGCCGAAATACCTGTTGACATGAGGGAAACTCTTGAGAGACTTGGTGTGCCAACAATGAGTCAAGAGGCATACAAAAACTATTTAGACAAGAAGGCGGAAGAGGCGGAAAAGGCTTTGGCTTCACAGGTACAAGCCACAAAGGATGCCGCCGGGGTAACAAAAACAGGACTTTATTATGACGACAGAGAAGTTATTGTTTTGTCTGATGAGGAACATGGAACAATGAGAAAAGTATTTGACAAACTTTTGGGCAAAAACAAGGAAGAAACTACAGATAAAGACCAAAAATAATATGTATCATATATTTGGTTTTAGTTTTACAACAATTTATAAATAGAAGGAGGTTTTTTAAATGCCAGTAACAAGCAAATGGTTTGGAAATGGACTACTAGGACAATATAGTGCAACAGCAGCAAGACGTGTTGATTGGGATGCGGATGCTATTACTGTTTCTCTTCATACGGTCACATATGTTCCCAGCCAAGACGCAGATGACTTCTGGAACGACGCCACAAACGAAATTTCTGGAACAGGATATTCAACTCCTGGATTTGTACTAACAACAACTGCTCCATCTTATGACAGCGGTACAAATGAAATGAGATTGGATGCAAACGATGCAGCATGGACTACTGCTTCATTCACAGCAAGAATTGCTGTTGTATTTAGCAACACTGGTGGTGCGTCAACAACAGATCCGGTATTGACATATGTTGATTTCGGTGGAGACGAAACCGTTTCCTCAGGAACATTCACAATTCAGTGGGATGCAACTGGAGTAGCGAAGATCACAGCCGCATAATCAATTTATGTTATAATTGTATTATGAATAAGAAAGAAGAAGTCTTTTTATATGCATAAGGTAAAGGTAGTTCATCCAAATGATGTATTAATAAATGCGCCACCGGCTGAATTTAGATTGATTGGTTCAAATTCAAAGGAACTTGAACAGATGGCAAAAACTGTTATTCCTGGATTGGATATTGATTCCAAGGATATAATCCAGATGCAACAGGCTGCCATAAGAGGAGTTGAGTCAGACCTTCAAAAGACAAGAATGGTTACCGCCAGTATAGCCAATGCCTGTCTTTGTCTATATAAAATGCTTTTGGATAGTGGATATGCGGATGAGGATCAGCGTGTTATTTTCCCCAAGGAATTGGTTGAAAGAATGAATGGACAAAAAATTTCCATTGGGGAAGATGGATTTGGTAATAGATTCGTAAGGGTTCAAGATAGATTTGATCATCCAACCTGGGAAGGGAGGGAAGAAGATGTCTGAAGAAGAAACTCAGGAAGAGACTCTGGAGCCAGCAACTAAACGCACATATAAAATTGTTTCAGCTCCAGAAGGAAATCCAACCTTTGTTGATGAATCAAGCGGAGTAGAAAGACCTTATTTGAGAATACATGAAGTAAGAGAATATTCCGAAAAGGCCGCCAGAAGAATCGTTGACTTTTCAAATTGGGATATTCATGTTCAATATGAAAGTCCTCTTTATGAAATTACTAGTGTGGAAGATGTAACAGAAGAAGTATTAGAGGAAGTTGTTTAATGCACATAAGGTTTCTTTCCAAAACACCGACAACGGTTACATATGGATGGACTCCACCAGTTGGTCAAAGACTTATTGAGATAAAAAGACCAGATGGAGTTACGAAGCGTATATGGTCAACTACTCAGGATAAATACACATTCAAAAAAAGAGAAGACGGAATGTATCTTATTACGGTGTTGGGTAATTTAGATTTTGGCGGGGTGGAATATCCTCCAAATATAACTGACGAAGGAGAGAAATAATGCCAACAACAAGGGAATCACTGGAAGCAGAATGGACTGAATTCTTGGTCAAAAAGAATTCGCAAGGCAAGAATACACTTGCTGAAAATTGGCGGAACTCAAACCCTGGAGAATGGTCAAAACTGCAAACATATAGAAGTGGTGGGGTTCGACCTTCTCTTGTTACCTCTTTGGGTAAGCAAATGGTTGAGCATGTTACGGCGTATCTTTCAACTGCTCCTGTTCCACCACCTCCCCCTCCTCCCCCTCCTCCGCCAACGGGTACATTTGGGTCGGCATTATATCCTCGTCTTGTTGCATCTCCTGGTTCCGAAATACAGGTGTCAACACTTTCACAACTTACATCAGCAATAGCAAATGCGGCACCTGGATCACGCATACGCAATACCGGAACTATCGACATTGGTGGTGGCGATCTTACTATAAGTCGCAGCGGCACGTCTGTTGCTCCATTCACTCTAACTGGCGGGAAATTTACTAACGGTCGTATTGTTCTGAATGGTAGTGGCTACTGGTGGCTCAAGGATTTTGAGACGCAAGGTGCGTATTGGGACGGCATCAAAACGCAAAGTGGCGCCCACCACTTCGAGATCGACAGCCTCCACATCCACGGCAAGGTCAACCAGGGCATCCTCGTCCAACAGGGCGACGACTTCAACATCTACGACTGCCACATCCACGACATCGGGTTCGGGTCGCAGGAGGGGCCGAATCAGCTCCACTGCATCTATCTGAACAGCTCGAAACGATTTGTTGTTGCCAACAACAAGCTAGAGGACGCGAGTGCCTACGGTTTCCAAACAAATCCCGGCTATACCTGGGCAACGATAGAAGATGGATTCATCGTTTGTAACAGTTTGAAGGGAGGCCCACGCAGTATCCGTGGTGGTATTGCGGTTGATAATGCCAATCGGATGGCCCGTGTTAAATATGTCGGCAATATCGTGGAGGACGCCGATGAAACGGTTACCGTATATGGAACACCAACTAGCACAACTATGTACGATACCCTGTGGTGGCAAACGAACTCCTTTGAAGGAACGATGAATTACGAGCATTGTTTGACGCTGGACCCTGCAACTAACGCCAAGGGATTCATACAATCTACACGCTATCAGTATGTGCCACCTTATGATCGTCTCGGAAACGTTAGAATTACGGCAGATGCCGGATGTGAAGTACGATAACAGATGGCGTTGATTTGGTTTACCGGCGACAGGCGGGTTTAGATGCCATTTCCAATCTTTGCCACGAAGTTCTCCTCATCATTTACCGGAGCGGACGAGAACCCGATCTCGGAGGGTGGCAATTGGGAGAACTTCTCAGGCTGGGTGGTAAATGCTACTCGCACAAGCAACGCCCTCACTGGTGCGGCGTCGGATTGGTGGTCTGCTGTGTGCTTGCCGACGCAGGCGGACGGTATCTATACCGACGTTGAAATGATTTACAAGCTGACCACCTACACCGATCAACGTGCTGTCGATATGCGGCTGAGTCCCTATTCAGGTCTTACCCTCAGTAATCACAATAGTTACGGATTCGGTTCACAAGCTGCCACGATCAAGATAGAACGTGTCATCGCTAATGTGCCGACGATCCTCGTTTCGGTCGCAGATCCCTACGCCTCAGGCGACCTAGTTGGTCATCAAATCATCGGCAACAGACTATCGTGGTGGAGAAAGGTAGGAGCAGGGGCGTGGACGGAGGTTCTGGCGACACACGACGAGCAGGCACGCTTGCCTGCGGGTCGTTGTTCACTTGGCGCATTTGGGCTTCCTGTTTACGATGACTTCGAACTCAATGGGCTGAATATGCGCCCTGTGCACGAGTATTACGACAAGCTGGACAGGCTGAAGTAGATGGCCGTCGCCTTTGATGCGAGAACCAACCAGGGCATCACCTTGAACGATGTATCGTTCGGGCATACCCCTGTTGGTACTCCTCGGGG